CTACTAAACCCATAACATTATCTGCTGCTAAACCTGTTAGCCCAAGTTTTCCATACTGAGCTGATAAGTCTGCGAAACTAGCATCTTGTGCAGGAGTTACAGCATTTAAAGCTTGCTCGCCCAATGAACTAAAAGCATCAACATGTGATTGTAAACTTGTAAGACCTGCATGATAAGCTGCTAAAGAATTAGTTGTCATTGGACCTATAGCACTTTCCATTGCATCTACACTTCCATAACCTAAAGCTCTTGCTAATGCATTTTTTTGTGCCGTTGTAGCGTCTTGTTTTGCAAAAAACGCGCTATATACATCTTGATTAACATCCTCTAATCCAATTTCTTTTTTTATATTTTCTGGAAGATCTTTAACTTTTTGGTAGTTTCCCCAGTCCGATATAGGTCCTCTAGATGCATGAGGCCCTCCCCACGATAAACCAGTTACATTTGTCGATTGTGCTTCAGCTATAGTAGTATCTTTATCTTCGTCAGATATGTCTGGATTAGATAAAAAATCACTCCATTCTTGGGTTGTTTCAGGTGTCGAGAAAGAAGTAAGAAAGCCCTGCATATTACCTTGATTACCACTAGGTCCTTGTGCCATACCACCTGCACCTGCTGGGCCGTATCCAGTTGATGTTGAGACCATTCCACTGTCTCTCATACTTGTAATACCTCTATTAGGATTACCTTGGTTATTACCTTCATTACCGCTACTATCACTATCACCTTGATTACCTGTTGGATCGCCGTGATGTGCTCCCCAATATCCGCCAGGTTCATCCACTAAACCTCTTTTATTTGGATTATAGTCGGGTCTAGTGGTTCTTCCCCCTACCATAACGTCTTCTAAGGTTCGGTAAGGTCTAGGCACTATTTTTCCTTTACTGTAGCTTGCATTTGCTTAATTCCGTCTTTTGCGAGTGAAACAGCGGCTCTAAGCTTCTGGTGTTCGTCTTCTTGCTCTAATTTTTCATCAAATTGCTCTTTTCCAGTAACTAGCTTCAACATTTCCATATTTGCCTTTTCTTCGCCCTCTTCTTGCTTCCTTTGTTGCTCTTGAGCTTTAATTTGGACTTCATCTGACTTCAAACGCAATAATGGGTCATTATCAACCTGATTTAGCACTTTTTTCTCTTCTTCAACGTACTCATTCATGTGTTGAGCTATTAATTGGGCCTTTCTAGACTCAATTTTACCTGTTATTTGCTGTAATTGCTGATTTATTTGCATAATTTGCGGATTTTGAGCTCCTTGAGGCCCTGCTTGAGCTATCATAGCTTGCATTTGCTTAGCTTGAGCCATTTCTTCCTCAAATTCCATCGCAATTTGCTCCTGAGCCATCAAAGTTATGTGTTCCATACAGTTTTTTTGTAATAATGCGAGTGCATTTGGATTATTTCTACACATAAAGGTACCCATAAACGATAAATGTGCATCCATATGAGCTTGATGGTCTTGTCCCGGGAATGCTTGGAAAGGTTTCCCTGACATTGCCTGCATGTTTTCCACAGCTGGATCCATTGGAGCCGGTTTTTGTGGAGGTGGAAGTACTGTATTTATATTTTTTACACCTAAAGCTTCATACATGTTTCTATATGCCTCATAAAGATTGTGCATTTTTGGATTAGACATAGCTAATTGTAATTCTGCTTGTGCAATACTAATTCTTTGTGTCTGAGAGAAAATGTTTGGATCAGCAACAGGAATAATATCTATTCTATCATCAAAGTCTTTTTGGAAAATTTGATTTTGACCACCTACGATGTCATATGGATAGGTTGGTGGTAAGTAAGTTGAGAAACATTTTGATAACAACATAAACTCACATTTCATAGCTGCATACAATCTTTTATGTATTGCAGACATAACCCGCGATCCACGCTCCAATAATGATACAGTCGTTCCAACTGCTGCACTTTGATTACCATCACCAACTTGCATATCAGCAATAGACGCGAATCGTTGGCCCGCGCCTACAACAAAGTCTAACAATTGTAGAAGTGTAGGATTAGGTCCTTTAAATGGTAAAGGCATAAACGCATCACTTAAATTTCCACCAGGTGCATCAACATCCCGAAACTCGCCCGGCTGCAACGGTTGAGCTTCGTCTCTGACTCTAATGCCTCTTTGTTTAAATCCGGCCGGGAGATTAGCCAAGGTGCCTGCGTCTAAGAGCTGTCTTAGAGCTGCGGTGGCAGTTCTAGATAAACCGCCTATCATGTGGATAAGGCCGAATCCATAAAACCCGAGTCCTGGTAAAAATTTAAAGTGAACAAAGAAATCCTTTTTCTTTTTGTTAGGATCTTGTGCGTCGTAGTTTCTACGAATAGCTAAAACTTTACTTGAGCCTTCATCAATAGAAACTATGTAAGGAACCTTTAATCCCGAAGGTTGCCCCTCGGCTCCAACTTCCTCAAAACCTGGTAAGTCTAAATTTGTATGAAACTCTAGAACAGAATAAATTTCATCTTCTAGTGGATCAACACCTTGTAGCTCATCTTTCTTTTCTGCGATAGCATCTGCATTGTGATCTTCTTCAACAGGTATATCAGAATAAAAACCTGATAATTGTTGTTTTAATAAATCATTACCTGACATTCTAATCTTGTGAATAATAACATCAGTATCATCAAGTGATGTTGCAGTATAAGGAACATACAAATCTTCTGCAGGAACAAATTTAGAAACACAACGTTGTAGTAATTGATCATAATATATCTTTTTAAATGTAGAACCTGATAATGGTAAATTAAATAACATTTGGTCAAATTCAGGTTCGTATTCTTTCATTTCAACCATGATTTGATAATTCATAAATTCTTTTACACGATCTGCTTGATCTTCTTTTTCTGGAGTTATCATTCCAATAATCTGAGTTCTTACTGGACCATCTGCGGGGAGTAACTCTTTATAAGCTAAAGACTGAAACTGTGTAACTGCTTCTGCAAGAACTGGATGGGTGGCACCTGATGCGCCCCTAAATGGTTCTGCTCTATCTTCGTACTTAAATCCAAGAAGATCCATTCCTCTTGTATAAGTGCTTTCCCAATCACCTCTTGAAGATTTACAATCATCATAGATCTTCATTAAGTCATCACTTATTTTATTTAGTGAATGATCATCTAACAAATCGGCTAAGTTGCCATCATGCATTTGAGAGCCTTCTTGATTTAAAGCAGAAGGATCAAAGTTAATTTCTGCTCCGCCATCTTCTGTTGGTGTAACTTCTATTGGTTGTTGGTTTTGTTGTTGTTGCAACATTTCCATTTGTGCGTTTGCAGAAGCTTGCTTCCCTGGTAATTGTATTTGCTTCCTAGGTCTTGCGAAGTCTGCTGGTTTGTCTATAGCCATTTTTGTTTCTCCTTAAATCTTGTACCAAGTCCATTTGACATTGGACCTTTCTTAGGTGGAACTAATCCACCTGTTTGAGCTTCAAATGTTTTTACTTGTGGTCTTTCATCTTCTTCTAATAATCTCAAGTATTCATCCATTTGTTCTTTTCTTTGTTGTACCTTCATACGACTTATATGGTCATCATATAGGAATCTTGTATCACCAATAGCTTGCTCTCCTGTAGGATCTTTGTCCCACGGATTTAACATGTTTAATCGACTCCGTATAAAACCTGGCTTATCTTCTTCCATTTGCATCAATCTTGCTCTTTTCATTCTTGCAAGTTTTTCCATCCACCTTGCTCTTTCTTCTTGATTCTTTTTGTAAAGCGCTACACCCCCAGCTTCTAAACCAACTCTTCCACCTATTTTAAATTTACCGTCAGGATCAAATGGTTCTGGTTGTCCTCTTTGAACATCAATAAACTCATCGGCTGCGTTACTTAATTCTGCTTTAGTTTTATAATGACTTTTAACTGCAGCTTCCCAGTTTTCTACACCACCTTTTAGTGAGGCATAATCTTCAGCGCCAGTTTCTATCCATCCTTGCTCTGGATGTTTTGTCATCTCTTCGACTACAAACTCTCCTTCTTTTGCACCTGATCTTGTTCCAGTTCTTACATTAACAGCAGTTTCTGGTGCATAATAAGTCATGGTAACTAACTGTGATTCATTTCCTCTACCAGAAATTTCTATCATTCCTGTATCTAAGTTTTCTTCCATGCGAATTGGTTCGATACTTATATTTGGGTCTTTTAATTCATAAACTGTAATATTTGGTTCACCGTCCTTTACCTCTGCATAAGCAGCAGGTTTAGATTTTCCTTTAGTTCTAATTTTATCTACTAATAAAGGAAACCATTTCGGCATACCTGAGGCTGTCATTTCAGCAGTTGCTTTAGCTGTGGCTACAGCTGATTTACCACCAGTAAGCCATCCTTTTGCTCCTGCAACACCAGCCGCGATTCCCGATCCCATCAGACCTAAGAACCCTCTACGATTCATTTTTATTTTATCAAGTGGATTACCACCGCTATCTAAACCTACACGACCACCTTTTGCATGTTCAGGTTTCTTTAGTATATTAGTCATGTCTATCGGAACGCCGGATTTATAACCACCTTCATCTAATTTTACACCCATACGCAATAGTTCTTCTGCTATGGTTTTTGCTTCTTCAACCCTACCTTGTTCTACAGCCATCTCCATTGCTTGTTTTGCTTCTGCAATTTCTGCAGTCGTTGCATCAGCTATTTTAGTCTGAGTGGCCATTTCCTTGACGCGTTTATCAACCCAGTCATCTGTCATAAGATCATCAACTTCTTCTGGTCCTAATATCTCGTCTAATGCATCGTTTAATATTTTATTTCTTTTCTTTTTAGACTCACTAATCTTTCCAAGATCGTCTGCTATATTATCTAATGATTCTCCTACTGAACTAGTAGTAGGATCATCAGACTTAACCATGTCCTGCATTTTGTCGAAAATGTTATCAAACTCATTTCCTTTAAACTCAGAATCTTTAATGCTAGTAATTCCTCCTCCACTCGGAGGTGTTGGATTACTTTTGTTACCTATATATTTTGAAGCTGCGCCATCTATTCTTTCATAGAGCATAGGATGCTCTGGATGATTTCTACCTTCCAATAACCAAACTAATTCGTCTTCCCAATTCTCAGATGTTTTAATTCCCCATTCAGCAGGATCATGTCCCTCAAGGCCGCTATGTTTTTTTATTCTAATAGCTGCTTCAACTTCACTTTTACCAAAAGCTTCTATTAAATTATTTCTAAAAGTTTCATTTGGTATATCTTTTACAAGGTCAACATCTACTCCTCCAAATCTTCCGAAGTCAGCTTCTTTATCTAAACGAATCTCATCCACGTTTCGCGATTCACGTATATCTTCGAAGATGTCTCCTACTTCTCTTAGAAACTCTTTAGTGATGAAACCTTGTTTGTGTTGGGTTTCTAAAAACGGTTCTATGCGTTTCCAGTCATCTAAACTGTCATCTAAGTATAATCTTTTAGGATCATCTGGTGCATAGCCTGCATTATAGTATTCTGCGATTGCTTTCTTAATATCTCTGAGTTCAGAAGGGTTAGAAACGTCGTACCCGCTTCTTCGCATAGCTTGTAGGAATATGTTTATATATCGCATTAATAGTATGTCCTCTTACGTTCTGGAAGTTTCTCGTCCTCGTAATCTTCGGGGTGTTCAACGAAACCACCTTGTCTAAATCTCATTACTGCTTGAGTCATGCTATCCACTAGGTCATCATGTTCACCAAGTGGGAATGCAGCGCATTCCTCAATCATCTCGTCAGCAAACTTGCGATCCGGGTACCAAACCATTCCTGCTTCGAACAACGGAGCAACAGAGTTCACTCTAGTATGTTTATCATTTCCCTTACTAGGTGTAAAGTTAATAACTGGTATCCCCATCTTACGTAATTCATAGGTTAATGGCAACCCTGAAGCTTTAGCCTCAATGATAACTGTTTCAGGTTTCCAGTAGTCAAACTGCTCTTTTGCCTTTTTCCGAAGATCGGGGAACTCGTATCGATCCTTAACTACATCAAGAAGAATAAGCGACGGTCCGCTATCCTCGTTTGGTCTAAACACGCCCCAGGTGCTTATAGCACTGAAATCAGCTGTTTCTTTCTTCATGAAAGCCGTATCATAAGATTGTATTACATGCATTAACGGAGGTAATTTGTCTTGAGGCCACTTTTTCCACCACTCTCTTTTGATAATAGATCCTTCAGCGGCTGTAGGGTTCTGCTGGTATTGTGCATTCCATTTTAATATACTCACGGATGCTTTTACCGCCTCTAATTCTTCAATTTTCCAATAGCCTGGCCAAACGGGTTTTCCCGAAGGCAAGATTGCCGGAAACTCGATTACTTCCCATTGGTCTGACTTGGCTTCTTTTTGTGCTTTCATTAATTTACCTGTTAGGTCAGCTACTGACCATCTTGTCATAACGACAATGATCCTACCTCCTGGTTGAAGCCTCTGACGAGGTCCTGATGTATACCATTCATAAACCCTGTCGTACGAAGCGGGGTTCATTGCATCTTGCTCAGAGTGTGGATCATCAATTATTAAAAGATCAGCACCACGACCTGTAATTGAACCGCCGACACCGGCAGCATAATATTCACCACCTTGCGCCGTTTCCCATTTACCGGCGGCTTGAGAATCTTCTCTTAAACGAGTATTGAAAACTTTCTGATAGTCTTCTTGGTCAATTAATGTTTTTGCCTTACGACCGAAACGTACAGCAAGTTCTGCATTATTTGTTGCTTGGATAATTTTTAATTTTGGATTGTTACCGATCATCCATGCAGGTAAAAAGTTTGATGCAAATTCTGATTTTGTATGTCTAGGTGCCATATTAATAATTAACCGTTTGAGCTCGCCGCTCGCAACGCGGTTAAATTTCTCAGCCATAATTTTATGATGTTCACCTTCAATGAATTCAGGCCACATGTGTTTTACAAACGCGAGGAAATCATCGCGGACACTTTGATCTTTTTTTCTTTGATCAAGCAATAAAGCTGTCTTTAAATATTCCTTTTTAGTATCTGGTGGAAGATTATCTATCTGTTCTGGAGTTAGCATTTGAAAAAAAATTTATTATAATTTTTGCACTTCCCTTTTTGAGTGAAAATGAATTTAGCACGTATCTATTTATGAAACAAGGCTATATGTGGTATTCATTGGGACCCCTTTATACTAAATCTGGGGTACTCCCCCCTGCTTTTTTGTGGATATGTCAATTCTTTTGGGACCCCTCGCTTGACATCTGTTGGCAAATCAGATTACTATGGGATATTAAACTAATAGAAAGGATAGAGTTATGTGGTTTATAATACCTGTTGTATTACTCAATGTACTTGGAGTAATGTTAGCATTTACTGGGCAGCCCTTGTTTGCTTTAGCATTATGTGGGCTATCCTTCTTGTACATAGCTAAACAATTCATAGACTAATCAAAGCCCCACGATTCGTGGGGCATATCATCTAATATCAAAGCCGCAAGCCGCAAGCTGCAAGCCACAAGCTTGGTCATCACTCCCTATGAGTCTGGTCAGATATGAAAGCTAGGGAGTGATGATAAATATTAGGACTTACAGATATAATCTACCATGCCTAATAAACTTAATACTGAGTATGTATAGAATTAGCAACTGCAACTACTGTGTCGCCATCATCATATTTCATTCGTTCAGCAATCTTCTGTTCTCTCGTCATAGTTTTGTTCTTCATACCTTTCAACATACTAGCGAGATTTTGTGGGTTGTAGATTGTTAAGCCAGATGAATTAGTCTTAATTAAATCAGCTTCATCACAATCAACACCGAGTTCATTCATTAACTCAACACCCTCAGTTAAATAGCGATAAGCCTTTAAGCCCATAGCCATAGCTTTTTTCTGTGCGGTTATGGTATCTATCCA